CACGACTAACTTTTTTTCTATACCATATTGTAAGCAACGTACCCCCAACTCCAATTATTGCCGTAATTATAGGCACTGACAACTCTAACATAACTTTTCTTTTTTAAGTTGACGTCCTCTTCAAGTCTAACAATTTTGTTATATCCTCTGAAAAGGATTCATTATTATATTTTGTATTTAGTAATTTTTCTTTAACATCTAATAGCTTAACCCTATTATCACCACTACTTAATTTATTATTAACACCAACAACACACTCCTTAAGTACGACATTAAAAACCTCTTTCTTTGCCTCATCATTACCCCCATCTAAGATTACATTAAGAACCTTATGTTCCTCTTCAGTTAAATTAGAATACTTCTCATTAAATTTATCAACAGCTAGATTAGCTATAAGACTTGTTGGCAACCCATTAGTATCAGACAAATCTTTATCTTCGGAAATATTCTCGTTAACATACTTAACTATAGACAATCTATTATCAGTAATGTATTGAACTGTTTCTGGTGTTGATTCTGTAAATATTAAAGATGTTATGGATTCATGTAGATTTTTATTAGAATAGTCATCATCTATCTTTAACTTAACCATTTGAGATAACCCCATTAGCTTAGTATTCTCAGAAACTATATCACCCTTTTTAAATTTATTCAATAAATTAATGTTTTCAGTTATAAATAAGTTTGCTGAAAACTGACCATCATCTATTTTATTTTCAATATTATTGTAAACTAAAAATTGAGATTTTAGTATTTCACTTTTACTAATGGCCTTAATAAATCTCTTAACTATCTTCCTTTTTTCAATGTCTTTACCTAGTATAGATTCTACTAAAATCTCATGAAAGGCATTTTTTATTTTACCGAAGTTTTGCATTGTATAGTATTTTATATAATAAATATGGTTTTATCGTAAGAAAATCAATTATTTATCAATGTGTTCACTAACACCGTCTATCATATCGTCAATATCGCCAATCATATTATGAATAGATTCATTAATTATTACATTCTTATCGTATATCTTTTCCCTAATAATCTTAGGTTCGTCATCTTTTTTAACTGACTCAGAAAGCCTATCAACATAGGACTTAGAATATTTTTCTTTCTTATCCTCCAGCTTACCTCTTAGTAACTTTTTTTGTTCCACTAATAGATTTTCAGCGTCCTTAATAGACTCTTCAGTAGTCTCCCCACCAAAGTCTAAATCTTCAGCACCAACCTCCTCTCCAGTATCACCACCTAAATCTTCATCGCCTAGGTCTTCTTCACCACCTAAGCCTTCTGCTCCACCTTCCTCACCGAAGTCTAAATCTTCTTCACCAAAGCCGCCTCCACCAAAGCCGCCTCCACCGCCACCAGTAGGACCGCCAGCACCTTCTTCACCACCCTCTTCTTCTGGGGCACCACCTTCCTTAGCGATTTCAATATCACCATATATTCTATCCACCTTATCAAACATACCAGTATTTTTAATTACGTTAGCCGTGTTCTCTAATTCAGCAGCCGCTGCCTTCTCCATTCTTTGCTCAAGTAAATCTTGTTTAATCTCATCGTCAGACCAACCAAGTATCTCCCTCTTACCTTTAGTCATACTCATAGCACCAAATCCATTACCAGAATCTGATACAGAATCTTTATAAAGTGTAATTTTAGATTGAAGGTGCTCAACCTTAAGCATTTCAGCTTGGACTGATGGGTTATTAAGTGTAAGGGTGAAGTTATCTAACTCATCCTCGAACCCTAATAAGTATAAATGAATTATGGCAATCTTATTTAATTCCATAAGCATTGCTTGCTGTATTCTATTAATTGTTCTTGAGAACCTAATATCTTGTAACGCAAGATTCCTACCCTCACCAATAGCCTCTTCAAAACCTAAGAATGACTTAGGAACACGAAGTGCTGTAAATAGCTTTCTTTGTAGGTATTCTACATCAGCAATCTGGTCTAAGTTCTGAGCCCCCATAAGTGTATCAATTGGGTTGGGTGCTGATTCATCCCTAACTGGGATAAAGAAGTCTTGGTCGTTAGCCATTTGATTATACTTTAAATCAATCTGACCCGTCTGAGGGTCAATTACTGGCATACGCTTAAATCTATTAGCTATCTCATCTACGTAAGCTGGAACATCCTCATCATCAATGTTACCAACAAATATCTTATATACTCTTCTTTCTGGTGCCCTAGTAACTCTATAAATAAGCATAGCATCTTCAGATAAAAGAAGTTGTTTCCATATCCTTCTAGCCTTTTCTAATACTGATGTTCCATAAGGTAATCTTCTATCATCACCCAACAAACGAAAATGCGCCACTTGCCAAGATGAAAATTCTATATCTCTACCCTTCCAAAAGAACTTAACCTTACCATCATGGTCTTCCTCACCAACAGCATGTTGTCTAGATATAGCATCATATATAGAGCCCTCCCTTCTTTCCATTTCAAAGTTTGGCATTTGCCTAGCCCCAATAATACCAGCCTTATCGTCTATATTTAAGTATACAAAGTCGTCACCATATTTACAGGTATTTCTTGTCCACATAGGTAGTGATGTGTGTATATCTAATCTGTTGTGAAATAGGTCAATTAAAATCTTTTTAACCCGCTTAGAATCAGAATAAATATTAATAACTTGACCCTTATCATTAACAGTAGTTGATTCCTCCATCATTATATCTAAAGCAGCGGCAATCTCTGGATAAAACTCCATATTCTCAAAATCAGAATATGAACCAATACGAGTTGTTTCATAATGAATTGATTGCTGGAATAATTCCCCATCAACCTTCTTCCACATACCACCAATATACTTATTCTGTTGTGCCTGTAATTTTGCGTTATCATAATCACCCTTGTTGTCTGTCTTTAATAATTCTCCACTACCTATAGAATATTTATTAGTTTGGTCTATCGGTACATTAACACCGTCAGGACCAAACATATTGTTCATTCTTTGAAAGACTGTAAGTTTCTTTTTAGCCATAATTAAATTTTTCTATAATGTAATGAATTTTATTAATAAATAAATAGTTATTGTACATAATCACAAGCAACATATGCAATCCTTTTTTGGGTACCATTAACAACTAATATGTCATAAACATATCTAACGAACCAATCCTCACCTTGTGAGCGTGGTGTTGCGTTACAATAATACGGTACATCTTGGCCAACCCTACCACCCCTCTTATCAGTTGGTGATGGTGACCACTTATATAGACTACCACCCTTCTGGCTTCCATTATTCCTTGTAAATACTCTCTTACCTAATCCCATAATATTTATCTTGTTCCACTAAATAACCACATATAATCACCGCTAGGGTCTTGCATATTCTTAGACACATTTGGATTAAATTTAGGTCGTTGGGCTGTTTTTTTACCCTTATTATTCTTAGATACAAACCCACCATCGTAACTACCATCAACACTGTCCTCAACAGATGACCCAGTAGACCAACTATTAAGCATTGCTTTATTTTGTTCGTTTGCTTTTTTTAAATTTTTAAATGAATATTCTAATACCCATAGGGCCATTCCTAACGCCATTAGTAAGTCATCATGATAACCGTCTTGGTGGTCTGGTCTACCATTCTTATATATAAATGTTTTCATTTCAGATATAAGCCTCCTAGACCTAACCTTTATTGCGTCTTCTCTTAATACCTTTTCAAGATTAGCAATCATAGGAAGACGAACTCCATTCGCATTGAATCCTGGCATCTTTTCCTTGTTTTTAACCCTATTCAATCTAGCCTTATTAGGCAGTATCTTACCAGTAGGTTTATCGTAGTGTAATAGCTTTTGACTGTAATTCATTTCTATCAACTTAAGTACCGTTGACACCCCCATACCACCAGCTATATCAACAACTGTATAAGCATTATACATATTACCATAGTCATATACATGTTGGGCTAATAAATCTGGTTGAATCATAGCCTTATACTCAAAGACTTGTTCCATAGTAGTAAAATCAATAATTACTATCGTTGAAGCATCCTCTCCATCACCCCTAGAAACATCAACACCCATAATATATTTGTGGCCTTCTATTGGTTCATCCCACATCCAAAATTCATCCTCAACACCAGTAACATACTTAGGTTGTCTAACATTTTGTTTGTCATGCATTTCTATGGTCTCATCTTCTATGACATTACCACCAGAACCTAAAAACGCAACGTCTAATTCTTGAGCTATTTTCCTAGCATTGTTATTCAATGCCATACACATATCCTCATACCATGTTGACGTTGGCTTCCACCCATCGTCAATCCTAACCTTAAAAGACTCCATGGTTCTTACTACCTCTTCCTCGACTATATCATCACCATCCTTTTCTTCCTTAACCCACCTTAAGTCTTTATTGTATCTTGGGTCCTCATACCAGCGCATCTCAACAACATGATATAGATTATCACCAGTAGCAGATTGGTCATACGTCTTATAATATAGTGGGTCCATACCATTAGGTGTTGATATTAGTATTACCTTACCACCAGTAGAAATTGAGGACATGGCTGCCGCATAAACAGATGCACCATTATCAATGAATGCCGCCTCGTCAAAAACAAGCCACGTTGGTGTATATCCCCTAAGAGCATCTTCAGATGTAGCAACTGCAATAATCATAGAGCCATTAGGTAACTCTATTTCAAATTTAGAGTCAGACATGAATATTGACTTAGCCTCATTTTCAGCACTACCATAATACTCTGGACCCCAAATCCACCTAGGTAATTGCTGTAAATAGTCTCTGATACCCTTTAAAAACTTTTGGGATAATTTTAATTTATTGGCTATTATTAAAACAACCTCTGGGTTATCTCTATCTGCAAACCCAGCCTTAACTGCCATATAGGCTTGTGTCATTGTAGATATACCAGCCTGTCTTGGTTTAGTAACTAGATTATACCTATTGTCTTCGTAAGATTTTACTATTTGCCTCTGTCTTGGAAATAAGTTGAATGGAACGAAACCCTCCTGTGTTTTATCGAAGGTTTCTAAATATGTCTCTATAGCATGTATTGGGTTTTTAATACATTCGGCATATTCTTTATATATTTCGCTGGTAGTTAGCATATTCTTTAATAATAAATATACCAATAACCTTAAATAACCCCAAAAACAAGAAAATCCCCAGCGGGGATTTTACTTTCTTAGAATAGACTGTTGATGTCTATATCATCTAAATCATTTAATGAGAATCCATCTTTGTCATCATCACCAATCTCATCACGATATTCGTCTTGTTGTATTCTGTGTTTACAACCCTCTATAATATCACTTATTATTTGTTTACCTTCCTTAGTGTGCGCCATTATTTCTCTCATTCCGTGATTAAATTCACCAACTGGTAATGCCGCTAGTTTAGAATAAACATTATGCTTAAGTGTAAAGTCTTCTTCGTTGAAGTGACTAGTGAATCTTTCCCATAAGCCAGAACCTAATCTCATATCCCAAGGTTCCGCTGATAAGAAATCAGCCTTACCTATAACATAATCAGACATCTTCTTATCATCTGGTAGGCCATGTGCTGAAAGAATTTCCATAACACCCTTAACTAGTTCGTGTATTAATACTGGAAACACCATACCTTGTGCGTGTATGTGACACTTAGGATTATCTTCTGTTGGTAGCGTTACTGTAACAAGACCCCCAACAAGAGTCTTACCACCCTCTTCATTAATAACATCATGCATGTCTGGCTCAACAAAATAGCAATAATCAGCTGCGGCCA